TGTCCAAGGGTATCAAATCCTACCCCTACCCCAAGCATCAAAGCATCCATAACCCAGCCAAAAAGGGCGCCTGGATCGTTTCTATCAATGTCCCTAGTAGATACCATGGCGCAGTTCTGTAAGGCTGCCGAATTGCGTCTCTCCATTGTCATAGGGGTACCAAAAGCCCATAGCCCACGTCCTGGTGGAGTCCACTTCAAATTAAACATTCTGTCATATGCTTCTTGGGCTGATTTCTGTGCTTTATTATCATTCCAAGGTAAACGGTTTTCTTTAGCATGGTTCTTTTGAACAGAATACATTCCTTCAATTACCCGCTTGCAAACCTCATGCCAGCGTTCCTTTGTACCGTCTTCTTTGACTCTGGAGTATGTGCGGATAAAGGTAATTTCACCTAAAGAGTTCCCACCTGCGTCGGTAAAGCCAAAAGGAGCCTCAATATCCTTATATTTATTAACAAATTCTTCCAATAGCCTAAAAGAAAATACATCTGACATTTAATTTACAAACCTCTCACTAAAAATAATATTAGAACTTTACAAATCGTAAAGTACTCCCAAGTATAGCACAAAGTTTTATTTAAAAACAAATTGATTTATAACGATTTTATAAACTTTAACTATGAAGTTAAGGTTGAGTACTTTTAATTTTATAAAGTACTTAACTAATTACTAAGCCAGAGGCTCCATTTTTAACATCTCCCCATGTTAGTGCGGGAAGTGCAGCACTAATTGCTACATTGTTAATTTTATATGACTTACCAGATACAAGATTCATATGTTCAGAAGAAGTCCAAGCATCAGTTGAATCTGCCCATGTAAATGTTTTATTGGTCGCTCCAAGAAGTGTAACACCGCCACCATCTGCACCAGCATCTGTGTTGTTTCCATAAGCAAGAATGATATTCTTATCTTCTACCTGAAGATGTTGAGTATCAATTGTAGTAGTGGTTCCATTAACTGTTAAATCTCCAGTAATAGTTACACTATTATTAAATGTTGTTGTACCGCTTGTGGCACCAATTGACAATACTGTTGCGGCACCAGCAAAATTGATTGTTGTTGCAGTAGTATTAAGAAGATCAAAAGATGTTGAAGCAGTATTTAAAGATGTTGCAATAGATGGGCTTGTATTAAATACTAAAAGGCCAGTTCCTGTTTCATCTGTCATAGCAGATAGTAAATTTGCAGATGATGGTGTACCAAGCCATGTTCCTATACCGCTTCCATAATCGCTACTTAGAACAAGGGTTCCTGTAGCATCTGGTAATGTAATTGTTCTATCAGCAGTTGGATCTACAACAGAAAGAGTTACTTGATAAGAGTTAGTTGTTGCACCTTCAAAAATTACAGACTCTCTAGTTAATACATTTTTATTAGCATCTAGTTCTGCTACACCGCTTATAGCACCCTTTTCAGATATTGCAACATAGCCTTCAAGACTTGTATTTAACTCTGACTCTGTGGCAAGATATGTAAGTTCAGACCATATTGTGCTGCCATCGCCAACTTTTATTTGTCCTAGGGTAGTATTATAACCAATTTCACCTTCATTAAGAATTGGATCAGCAGTGTTCCAATCGGAACTGCTGCCTCTACGCATTTGAATTCTAACGGCCACAATAAACCTCCAAGTTAACTTCCATTATACCAAAATTTGTCATGCTGCTGAACCTCCATCAATTACTGATGTAAATGATGTTGTTGCTGGTGTGCCGCCATCAAGTGAAGTACCAAGCCATGGTCCTACTGGGCCATTTCCTTGATATTGATAAATACTATCAACAAATCCAGCCTCATCGTGATTATGGTCTGCTACGGTTGCTGTATCATCATAATTTGCAAGAGCATACCATGTGCTGCTGTAATAGTAATAAATACGATTTGTATTTGTATCTAGATGCATTGCACCATTTGATGGGCTTACAGGAAATGAAGATCCTACAGTAATTGCAGAGCCAGTGAAGGCTGTTGTTTGAACTGAATTATCTGGAAATGTAACTCCAGTAGCAACCTTGAGTCCTTGTTTTACTACAAAGTCTTTATTCGTTGTTGCCACTGAAGTTCACTGTCCCTTCGTGGTTCACATTACGCTTCGATTAGCGTCTTGTGTACCTTTACTGATGTACCGTTTGTTGATGTGACAAGCAGACGAACATCTCCGCCTGAATAGTCTGCATCTGTTGTGCCAAGTTGTGTATTGCTCTGAACATCTGCATACTCTGTGAGATAGACATTGTTATTTCCATCTACGGTTACAAGAACCTCAAGAACCTCAACATCATTTCCATTTGTCATTTGAACAATATATTTTGCTGAACCAAAGGCTGCTGCTGACCATGAATCTACTACAGTTGCACTTGTACCAGAAATGCTTGTTGTAGCGGTTCCGATAAATGCATCTGTAAGAGTGATATATCCAAGTGTTGCACTAGCAAATGTTGGGCTAGATGTTGTAGCAATGCTCTGTGGTAGAGATAGTGTTACTGCACCAGTAGAAGCAGTTGCTGAGATTTGATCTGCTGTTCCAGTGATGCTGGTTACACCTGCGTTTGTAATTGTTAGAACATTATTTGTTGTTGCATAAGATGCTGTAATTCCAGTACCGCCAGTTACTGCGTTACCAAAGTTATCTACAGCAGTTTCAATATCTGATGTAAAGGCTAGTGTGCCAGTTCCATCTTGAAGAGTAATTGTACGATCTGCTGTTGGATTTACAACTGAAAGTGTTGTTTCAAAGTCATCCGCAGAAGATCCTTCAAACACGATACTTGAGTCATTTAACTTAAGTCCAGTTACTGTTGGTGTAGTAATTGATGGACTTGTCAAAGTCTTGCTTGATAGTGTTTGTGCAGTTGTAAGATCTGCAGTAATTGCTGTATTAATGCTAAATGTATTACCAGTTAGAGTTAATCCAGTCCCTGCCTGGTATGTGCCAGCGCCTGAGAACTGCTCAAATGTGATTGGGTCTGTTCCCAATGTTGTTACTACTGCTGTTTGTACCCAGCCAGTATTATCATAAGTAGTTCCACCAGATACGAAGAAGAAGTCGCCTGGATCAATTTCTGCTGCTGTGTTATAGTCTGTTGCACGAGATGCTGCACCAGATGCTACTGCAACGTAAATACCATTTTCTGATGTTGTGCTCTGGTTCTTAACAAGAACACGGTCACCAGCGACAAGTGTTACACCGTCAATTACATCTCCAGCCTCAAGATCTGTTGCTAGATTAATATTTGCAGTTGTTGCTGCTACTACAGAGGCATGAACATGTAGTCCTTCTGCAACTGCATCAACGTATTGCTTAGTTGCTGCATCAAGAGCATTAATTGGATCTGCATTAAGTGTTACAGTTCCTGGGAATGTTACTGCATTTGGAAGAGATAGAACAATATCACCAGTTGTAGAACTTACAGCAATTTGGCCTGTTGTTCCACTTACGCTAGAAACACCAGCAGTGATATTAATTGATCCACCAAGAGCGGTTGGAGTTCCATTAATTGTAATGCTTGAGTTTTCAAGCATTGCATTTGTAACAGTTCCGCTATCGCCTGTTGTAATTACTGTACCAGTTACGTTAGGGAGAGTAATTGTGCGATCTGCTGTTGGGTCAACTACTGTAAGAGTAGTTTCAAAATCATTTGCAGTTGCGCCTTCAAAAACAACACCATTTCCATCAATTACTGGCGATGTGAGAGTCTTATTTGTAAGAGTCTGTGTGCCAGATGTTGTTGCTACTGTTGAATCAATTGCTACTGTTACCGCTGAAGATCCATCATAAGATGTTCCTGAAAGTCCAGTTCCAATTGTAAGAGCATTTGGATTTACTGCTGTTATTGTTGTAGATCCTCCAAGAGAAACTGAAGAACCATTTACTGTTACTGAAGAATTTGAAAGTTTATCGTTTGCAATTGATCCTGCAAGCATTGTGTTTGTTACGGAACCAGTGTCGCCAGTCGTAACGACAGTTCCAGTAACTGCTGGGAATGTAATTGTTCCGCTTGCAGTATTTTGTGCCAAAAGTTGTGTATGTCCAGTTGTTGCACCATTTAGGTTCAACCCAGAGTTAACAAACAGGCTAGAAATTGTTGGGGTATTATTAAGAATAACTGTGCTTCCAGAACCAGAATATGAATTAATTGTATTATTCTGAATTTGGAATACGTTTCCTGTATCACCTGTATCAAAAGTTTTGTTTGTAAATGTATCTGTTGTAGCCTTACCTACAAGAGTATCCGTTGCATTTGGAAGAGTTACTGTAACATCTGCTGCTGGTTCTGGTGCAAGAAGTGTTAACTCATAATCATCTGGTGTGTTACCTTCAAAAATAATTCTATCTGCAAATGTAGGTGTTGTGGATACTGCAGCATCAATTACACCTGTTGAATCATTATATGTAAATGTGATACCTGTTTGAGTACCGTTTGTAAACATCGCTGCAGTGGTATCTTGCAGGAATTCTGTGCTTGCCTCTGTTAGAACAGTAGAACCGTTAACAGTAGCAGTTGCGCCTTCTACTACCAGGCCGTTCTTAATTCGGAAGGCTTTGTCGACTGTAGCCATTCGTTTATCTCCTTATAGGGTCTATGCCTTCAAACCAGTGCGGTAATACCTTATGGTCATCGGCGTTAGTGTTGGTGTCACCGTCATGCTAATTGTACCAGAATTTAAACTAGCAGTTATATTTCCTACATTACTACCAGTATTTGCCACTGATGCAAATTCTGTAATATTTTGATTGGTACCATCAAAAACTAGATTTATTTCTGTGCTTCTATAAGCACTTCCTGAAGCATTTGATAATTGAATAAGGTATTTAATAGTTCTCCAGGTAGAGGTGTCTATTGTGTCAAATACCGTCGCTGATTCAATACCGTTGATTGTTACTGAGTTGTTTCCATCTCCACCAAGGGAGTCTGCACGATATGAGGTTGTATCAATAAGATCTGAATAGTCTTGGCCAGTAGGTCTATCGCCTGTTTCAAATTTTGCTTTTAACTGATTAATTGGTAGGATGGCCATATTGTGATTATATCATAAAATGTAGTTATTGACACCAATGATAGCAATGCCAATTGGGGGTACATTTTGTGGACTATAGTTAGGAACTGTAATATTTGTTACCCTAATATAAAAGGGTAGATTAGAAATAACAGTTGCTTTCCTAGACCTACAAGTTTGAATTACCTCAATGACTCTTTTACTGTCAGTGGGTATGACAGTTGCTGTAGCCATTAGTCTGTAATGTCCTCAATCATTTTTACAGTACCCTGCAGAACTGTCCAAACGATGGTATTTGATGTTGCTGACATTTGAATATCAAATTCGTCACCTGTTTCAAGAAGTTCTGTCTCATCATATTCTAGATAGACTGTAAATTCTCCTGGACCGTCATCTTCATCTGCTTCTGGTGTAACTGTTAAAACAACGCTGGTTGTAGATGGACGATAAAAATCCATTTCAATTGTCCAGTCGTCTATGACTAATGGATCTCCTGCATCATCTTGAACATACATTTTAAAAGAAGCAGTATCGCCTCTTACAATTGTCCAAACAGATTGTGGTGGCTCAGAACCAATAGCGATTGGTGATTGATTTCTATAAGTTGCCATTATGATAATCCTGCTTTCATTGATCCCCAAGTACCGTTGCCCTTTGTCGCCCCAACAATTATAGTTCCACTAACATTAACATATGCAACAACACCAACTGCACCAGATCCTGAAGATGGCTGGGTATCAGTAAGACCTCCACCAGAATCAACATATAAAATTGTGCTTGATGTAAATGCAGAAGTATCAATTCCAGTAAATACACCAGATATAACTGCTACTCCACTTGAACCATCTGCAATTGCAGTTTGTGCTAGTCCAACAATTGGAAATGTGTTAATATCATCTGCATCACATCTAGAAACTTCTGGTTTATTTTCTATTGAATCATATCCAGAAATATAAAGTGGATCACCTTTTTGAATATTTGTTCCACTATTATTTGATACCTCGAATGTGTGGGTAGGCAAACCAATGCTTGGTAATATTAATTCTAATTGTTCTGCTAATGACTGAATATCTCCAGATACATTAACAGGATCAGATAATACTGGATAAGGTAAATCATAAATGGGTGTTGAGCCAGATGCCATAGTTATTATATTATAGCACTTAGAAGAACTTGACTCATCAGTAATATTTATGTTATACTAGTGCTATAGCACTGTTATGGTGCTATATGCATTTTAGGAGGAAAAACTTGATCAATAATAAAATGCTGGTAGGGGTAATTGGTAGTACGTTTCTGTTGGTGTCTATTTTAGGCGCTATACCGTCTCATGCAACCAAAAACAATTTATCAAAACAGGGAGTAGTTGCTCTTGCCACCCCAGAGGTGGCTTTTCTGCTTTCTGAGGATAAAAATAAAAAAATACTTACTAAGTATGAAAATGCTCATAGTTTAACTGACGGCCAGTTGGTTGAATTACTTAAGGCAGTAGGGTTCAAAGGAAAGGCTTTAAGAACCGCTTGGGCGGTTGCTAAGGCTGAATCTAATGGTCGCCCGTTTGCATTTAACGGAAACACCAAGACTGGAGACTCCTCATATGGAATCTTTCAGATTAATATGCTTGGCACATTGGGTCCAGACAGACGAGATAAGTTTGATCTTGATTTAAATGCTGAGTTATTTAGCCCAGTTACAAACGCTGAAATTGTCTATCATATGACAAAAGGCGGTACTGATTGGAGTTCATGGTCATCTTATAATAAAGGTGCTATAAACAAATGGCTAAATAAATTCCCTAATCAATAATTTTAGGGCATAAAAATACCCCCAGGCTTCAAGGTCTGGGGGTTATTTTTTTTATTTAATTATTCAATAACTTCTTGTTCATTTACTAATTCCTCAATAAATGATGGTGGATCAATAAAAACTCCACCTTCATATATAGAACCTGTCATACAGTTTTGATTCTCATTTAATAAAACAGCACTAGGATAGTGTTGATCTATAAAATCTTGTTCAGCCTCTATAATATTTTCTACAACTATTCCATCTTGCTTTAATATTGCCCAACGCATTTTTACTCCTTATGCCCAATAAGTAACTTTAACATACCCAGAGGCTCCTGCTCCACCAGCGCCAGCATTTCCAGCACCTCGTCTTGCTCCGCCACCTCCGCCACCACAGCCTGGATCTGTTGCGGTTCCTCCAGTTATAGTTCCAGAAGAAACTCCACTAACACCATTAAGACCACCTTCATTAATAGTTCCAGCATTTCCACCAAGACCATATGATGGATTGGTATAGCCCTCTCCTCCACCACCTCCGCCACCACGCTGCAACATTAATATTTCTGAATATGCTGTTGATACCCAAGGTGCGCTTGCTGCTCCAGTATTTGATCCAATTGTTGCAATTCCAAGACCTTGGCCATTTACTGTTGATAATAGGGGTGAAACGGAATTGCTAGTATTAGATGGTATTGTATAATAAAGTCCAGGCCATCCTTTACTTCCACCTCTATATTCATAGTTTGCAGTAGGATTTGATGTTTCAATTTGGTAACCAGCAGAGCCTCCAGATCCACCAGCACCACCAGCGCCATCATATCCACCACTTTGATATCCACCAGTAATGTAGAATCCATATGCAGCAACTGGTCGTCCATACATAGTGCCTGTATTGTTAGCATGTCTTCCAAGACTTCCACCACCGCCACCTGGTGCATAGAATGTAGAGTTAACGTTAGATGCTCCTCCACTACTTCCATTATTTCCAATACTATCTGGAGCAACTGCTGCACCACCTGCACCACCTGCGCCAATTGTTATAGTAGCGTTTGAAGTTAAAGACACTCCCTTATAAAGAGCAACAACTCCAGATCCTCCACCACCTCCGCCACCACTTTGAAATGTGCTTGAGGCTCCACCAGAACCGCCTCCGCCTCCGCCTCCGCAAATTTCTAAATCAACAATAAGAGGATTGCTTGCACCATAACCTGAAGGTAGTGTAAAAGTTCCACTTGATGTAAATGTTTGTGTTTTAAGAACAACCCCTCCGCCTGCAGCAGGAAAAACTTGAATACCCATTTAATTGCCTCCTTATGAAATTTCTACGCCAGAAATATGATAATTTACATCTGTAGCAGAGGCAAGTCCTGTAATGGTTTGTGTAGCAGTAAGTACTTGCTTTAGATCAATGTATACCGTCGAATTTGCGGAAATTGATGTAGTTGTATGAAGTGATGTACCTGCAAGACCTAGTGTAAAAGTTCTTGAAGATGATGATGTATTTGTGATAGCAATATTTGATACTACCGTCGTTGTTGACGCTGGAACGGTATAAAGTGTTGCCGATCCTGTACCAAATGCTCCACGAGCAAGTGCCTTAGTTGTTGTAGCCATTAGTTACTACCTCCGATAGTGTTATTATATAGCATTTTTACAATGCCCCCATTAAAATAAGGGTTAATTCATCTTGAATACTTCCTACTCCATTTGTTCCAGATAATGTTATATCTCCAGATACTGTTAATGAAGTAAGTGTTCCAGTTGAAGTAATAGATGAAAGATTTCCTGTTGTTATTACAGTACCGTCTACATTTGGCAAAGTGATTGTACGGTCTGCTGTAGGATTTGTTACTGTAAGTGTTGTTTCATATGCATCATCTCCACCAGATCCTTCAAATATAATACTTGAGTCAGATAGATAGAGTGATGAAACTGTTGGTCCTGATAGTGTACCGCCTGAAATTGTAGCGGTAGATGTAAATGTTCCAGAAATTGTAGCACCAGAAATTGTAGGAGCAGTCAATGTCTTATTAGTCATTGTCAAACTATTATTTGTTGTTGCTACTACTGTTGTGTCTACAGATAGAGTTACATTTCCTGCTGTACCGCCACCTGTTAGACCTGTGCCTGCAGAAACTTGAGAAATATCTCCATCGTTAGCAGTCCAAGCAGAACCACTGTAGTATTGAATTTGATTAATTGTATTTCCACCAGCATCTTGGCGAACAAAAATAATTGTTCCTTGTACTGGTGATGTGATCGCTGCGTCTCTTGCGGCGGGATTTAAAAAGTTATTAAAGCCATCTCTAAAAATTACAGCATCATCAAATGTAACATCATTCAAATATGTTTGAGTATTAGTCCACTCATATGCTGAGGCTGTGTCAATTTTTGCTCCGAATGCATACCAGGTATCTCCTACCTCGTCATACATGTATGCGGGTTTTCCGCTATTATCAAATGATGCTGGCATAGTGTTATTATAGCAGAATTATATCTGCTATACCTCGCTTTCTATAGGGTGCCAATTAACTGTGTTTTCATTCCAAGTATAGGCTTTTCCATCTTCTGGATATGGAACAGGAGATTCCCACAAACAAGTTTCTTCATTTAATGTCCAAGAATCAAAAGGCTTTGGAGAAATAAATGCATCACGTATTGGGTCATATAAATATCCTATACCTGCAAAATTTTTACGAAGTGGTATTCCACCATTATTATGAACTCCACCATGTGTATTATAAGAAGTCTTTACCCATGTACCGCCAAGATTTTCAAGAAGCCAAGAATAACCCTCGTCTCCTGCTGGATCGTTGTTATCTCCAACAGTTACACGAACTACAATACTATTTTCATCAATTTCTGCCCAATGTGCCATTAAACTGTATACCTCACTAAAACAATTCCACTTCCACCATCTGGTTGAACACCATTACTTCTCCATGCTCCGCCACCGCCACCAGTATTTGCTGTTCCTGCAGTATTTACAGTTCCGTAAGCACCACCGCTTGTTCCTCCACCACCATTTCCACCAGCACTACCAGGACCTTGTGCACAGGTTCCAGCGCCTCCTCCTGCAAACCAATATGTTCCAGAGACATTTTGTCCAGATGTAGTTGCAGCACCCCATGTTGACCATGTTGATAATCCTACTCCACCAGGTCCACCAGTTGTACGTAATGATGCAGAATATCTATCTCCGCCTGCTCCGCCTGCTCCACCTCCGCCACCACCAGAAACTGAACTTACGTTATAAGCACCATAGGCTTTTGCAGAAACTCCACCACGTGTTCCGTATCCAGTTCCTCCACCAGAGTTTCCTTGATTAAAGTTTGTTGGTGTACCGCCAGGATTTCTTTGTGAACCATTGACCTGATAAGAATGGCTAAAGCCTCCACCAGATCCTCCAGTTAAGCCATCACATGTTGATGGTGGTGTACTGCCAGAAGTTGTGTAGGATGCAGCACCTCCACCACCTCCGCCATTTGCTGTTATTGTTCCACCAAATGTTGAGTTGTTTCCATTAACCCCTTGTGTACCTTCACTAGTTCTTCCTGTTCCACCAGCACCCACTACAACTGCATAATTACCAGTTGAAGTTGCATATGATGAATGATAAACAACTCCACCTGCGCCACCTCCACCACCAGCAGGCCTTCCTGCACCGCCTCCTCCACCAGCAATTACTAATACTTCAACATTTTTACTTCCTGAAGAAACTGCAAATGTTCCATTTCCTGTGAACTTATGATATTTATATCCTCCAGATGTTACTTCTGTTCCTCCAGTTGCAACGAATGGAGCAATTGCTGTAATGCTATTTGATGCAGCAGACGCTGTTGATGTACCGTTTGCATTTGTAGCAGTCACTGTAAATGTATAAGACGTTCCAGCAGTAAGGCCAGACACTGTTATTGGGGAAGAGCCAGTTCCTGTAATTGATCCTGGAGAAGAAGTTGCAGTATAAACAGAAACTGCTTTTCCTCCAGTTGCATTTGCTGTATAGGCAACAGTGGCTGATTGAACTCCAGCAGTGGCTGTTCCAATGGTGGGTGCTTGTGGTACTGTAGTTGCAGTAATACTATTTGAAGTTCCTGCATCACTTGTACCTACTGCATTTGTAGCAGTAACAGTAAATGTATAAGAAGTATTTGATTGTAAACCAGTTACAGTAATTGGAGATGAGGCTCCTGTATTTGTATACCCGCCTGGTGATGAAGTGACTGTATAAGTTGAAACTGGAGCACCATTATCTGATCCTGGTGTAAAAGATACTGTAGCAGCACCATTATTATATGCTCTACTAGTTCCTACATCGGTAGCAGTAACTGATGTTGGAGCATTTGGTTTTCCAGCACCCTGGAATCCTAATCCTCTAACGCCAACCTGTCGTCCACCAATGATAGGCATTTAGACTCCTTAAGCAAACTTGGTTTGTGAACCAAAAGCGGTAAATGTAGCAGAACCTGTTTTAATAATTGTATAAGAATAAATATCAATGCTGTTTG